CCGAACAGGCCCGCGCGGTCCACCTCCAGGGCCATCGCGGCCGCGATAATCTGCGGCAGCATCTGTTCCATGTTGAGCGAGTCTTCCAGCAGCTCGCGCGAGCATTTGACCAGGGCCATGAGGCTCTTGGGCGCCAGCGTGATCCGGTCGAAAGTCGGGTCGGAGGCCGTGACCTCGGCGTTTTCGGCGCGCCAGTAGGTCGTCGGATCGGAGGCGACCCGGGCGACATAGTTGATGTCGGAGGCCAGCGGCACCGTGCGAGCCCCGGCGCGGGTCAGGACCGATTGCGCGCGGAGGCGGTCGATCATGCTCGCGGACAGGATGTCCGGCACAGTGTAGCCGCCAGCGCCGTTGCTGCCTTCCGACAGGGCCCGGCGTTCGGCGTCGTTCTTCGCACCGACCAGCATGGCCCGCAGCAGGCCGCCGGTCGTGAGGCCGTGGGTGTCGCGCGCGCCGTTATTGCGCGCCCAGTCAACCATGCGCTCTTCGGGCTTGATGGCGAAGGCCTGGACCTCGCCGCCGTCCGCGTCGGAATAGGAGCGGGCGGCGTCAGCGTAGGCGGTCAGGTCACCGGGAATCGGCCGGCGGGCGGCGCGGGCCGATGCGTCGCGCGGTTCGCGGTTGCCGGTCGCGGTGCGATGGTCCTTCTCTTCGGAGATCAGGTCATAGACCGTCATCAGGCCTTCGTGCGCGTCCGACAGGGAACGGGCCTCGTCGTCGTTGGCGGCTTCCATCTTGTCGAGGATGCCGCGCGAAATGTCGGCGACGGAACGTTGGGCCGCGTTCAGTTTCGACCATTCCAGCGCGTGCGGCTCAAAGGTGTCAGGGTCGGGGATGCCGACGCCGCGCAACTTGAGGCCCGCGTGCTTTTTGACCGCGAGGGCTGTCTTCATTTCCATGATGCTCATGGGGTGTTTTCCTTCTCAGATGCGGACGCGGGGCGTATCGACGCGCGAGCGAGACCGCAGGGTTTGAACCTTGGGGCTTGCCCAGCGCGCGACCCCATCAGGGCGCCGTCTGGAAGGCTCCGATCCGCCCGCGCCATCAGCGCGAACAATCAGCGAGCCCTGCGATTGTGCACGGTTTGTTCCGCCGCGGCAAGTCAATGAGCTGTCTCCCCGGCGCGGCCCTGGCAGATGCTCTCGACCAATTGATCGAAGGCGGCGAGGGTTCGGGTTGCTCCCCATTTTTGGGTCAGCAGATCAGCGGCGGCCGCGAGCATGATGAGCGCGACGCCTTCACGCGAGCGGCCGGCGGCTTCGTGTTCGTTGACGATGCGTTCAACGGCGCGGGCCGCTGAAGCGATCTCATCGGGATGGCGGTCAGTCATCGGTTCTCTCTTGCGATCAGGAAGGCGGTCATCTGTGCGCGAGTAGCCCGCCGGGCGCGCTTGATCGCGGCCTCCCCGAAGCCTTGGCGGCGGAGGCCCTCTTCAGCCAGGGCGACAAGGCGGGCGACCTCGGCGGGATCGGGGGCGGCGCTCATTGGCCGGCCTCGCACGCGCGGGCGCGCGGGATTTCTGTAGTTGGGCAGACACGCGAGGCACACACCGGTCCACTAGGGAACGCCGGAAGGGCCGCCATTACCCCCTCCCTCGATGCAATCTCGGCGGCCTGGAGCTTGGCGATCAGGGCCGGCAGATTGTCAGTCCGAACGTGGAAGGTCCGAAACTGACGAACGGGAGGCGTCCTGCCTCTAGGTTCCTCTTTGAAGCGGAGCTGCGGTCGCCCGCGCTGCCAGACCAGCGACAAGACCATCGCCACGCCGGGGCTTTGTTGCACCGTGCCGATGTACGCCTCGGCCTGCCCGTCGATCTTCCTCATTGGCCGGTTCATTGATCGCCCCCGGTCATGTTCCCAACCGTGGACGTGCGGCTTTTGGTTTGCCCCATCGGTGTCCGTGCGACGGTGCAGGCGACGCGAAGGCCCCCGGTGCCGTCATTCCATCGCCAGCCGTAAACAGGTTCGCCGTCGTGCAGCATCTCTTCCTCGGCCAGAGTCGGGCCTTCACGGTTCATCGGGCATCCTCCAGCAAACCCAGGCGTTCGGCCTCGGCGCGCGCGCCTTCCAGCGCCTCGATCATTTCGGGGATCTTCCGGGCGTCGATTGCCGCGCCCTTCTTCGTCGGGCCTCGGTTGGTGACCGCTCCGAACTTCATGTCCTGCCAGACGCGAACGTCCAGGACGAACCGCCCATGAACCACCTCGAGGACGACGCGGACCTCTTCGCGGCTATTGCGCTCAATATCGGCGCGGAAAATCGGCGGCGCGCTCATGCTCGCTCCCTCTTCAGGCTGGATTGATCAGGTGTCTGGCCATCGTTCGCCGAAGCGATTTCGAGGCCAATTTTTATAGGAAGGGAGGAAAGGGGCTCTGCGGAGGCGGCGGAGCGTGCCGCCGGGCGCGACGCGGCGCTGTTTGAAGGCTCTGCGCCTCGCCCGGCTACCCCATCGACCGGCGGCCTAGCCCCCAAGATATAGATAGTGCCTTCACTTGTGTCGGCTGTGCCGCCTTCACTTGTGTAGGCGTTCTGGCCTGATTTCGTCCCTATCGCCTTCACTTGTGTAGGCGGGTCGCCTTCACTTGTGGGGGCTTGCGCTGCATTTCTCAGGTGACACCGAACGTCGGCGGAGGTGATCCGTTTGTAGCCTTCGGTCGGCAGTCGTCCGTCGCAGGTAGGGAGCCACGTTAGGGCGTATCTGGCGGCGTTGGGGCGGCCTCCAAGGCGCTCGCCGTCCGTAGTCAGCCGGATGATCCCAAAGGCCTCCAGCATGGCTAGGGCGGGCTTTATCTTGCGTGGGGAGATGCCCAGCGCCTGAAGCTGGCGATGCGGTGCCATAAGGCGGCCGTTCTCGGCTCCGCCCTGCCTGCAATGCTCCAGCTTCAGGAACGCCAGAATCTTGAAGGCGGGGAAGTTGAGGGCCTGATAGCCGGGCGACTCCAGGAGGCTCATCGGCTCGCCGATGAAACCTTCCTCGAACTTCCACCGCTTCGCCCGCCCGCCGTAGTGGATGACCTCGCCTGTAGATCGGCCGGTCGCGTCGTGGCGCTTGCCCGTGCGGCTATCCATGCGCCCGCTCCAGGCACACAAACCGGCCGGCGATCATGACGGCGCGGAAGGTCAAAACCGGTTTGCAGGCGGCGCTGTAACCCGCATTCGGGCTAGGGGTCGGATCGGGCCGGTTTGCAGGCAAGGCCTTGGAAAGCTTCGAAAGGCCACGGCCTGCAAATCCTTGCACCCGAGTTCGATTCTCGGTCAGGCCTCCATCGCGATTCAATGACTTAGCCTTTCGACGGGCTCGCCGGTTTGCAGGCCGGTTTGCAGTTTCTGTTCGCTGTTCGGTCCATAGAACCGCTCCCACAGGCGGTTCGCGTTCGCCAGGGCGACGGCCGCCCGGTCAACGTAAGCGCCTTGGGCGCCCTTCTCCCCGGCTATCGGGTGACCGCTGCAAAGGGCCGTTTCCTCCGCAGTCCAGCCCATCACGCGCCGACGGGAAATGAAGGTGCCGCGCAGATCGTTGAAGGTACGGTCGGTCACCCCGGCAGCGTCTCTGGCGGCCCTGAAGAGCGATCGCAGGCCGTTCCCCTTGGGATCGAAGGGTCGGCCGTCCGCCTTGTTCAGGAGGGTTACGGAATCGCTAGCCGGGATCGCTGCGAGCATTTCGGCGAGCCGGGGCGATATCGGAATGGCTGCGGCTTTTCCCGTCTTCAGACGGCGGGTGACAATGACATTCCCAACCACCGCCGACTTGGGCAAAACCAGTAGATCCTCCTGGGACAGGCCGGTTTCGACCGCGAGGATTATCGCGCGCTGGATCGGGGCCGGGGCGGCTTCAAGCACCCTCGCCTCCATTTCTGGCGTCCAGACCTTTTCGCTGCGGTCGGGCGCGTAAACGTCAGGAACGCCGGCCGCCCGGTTGTGATTCACAAGGCCGCGCCGGACGCACCACGCCAGCATCGCGGCGAGAACCGATATCGCGTAGTCGGCCTGGCGCGGCGAGGCCTCCGCTATCGTGTCGCGCCAGCGGTAAATGTGGTCGCTTATCTCAGGCGCGTTCATGGCCGCGATCCGCAGCTTTCCGAACTTGGCCTGTATCTTGTCTAGCTGTCGGTTGTAGTCCCGGCGGGTCAGGGGGCGCAGCTTCGCGAACTCCGCCGACGACTTGTATCGCCAGATCAGGAAGGTGACGTGCCCCTCTTGCGGCGCCCTACGAAGGACCTCGGCAAGGCGTTCGTGAAAGTCTGGCGAGCCCTCGCGGCCCAAGGCCTCCATGCCTAGCCCGCGACCGAAATAGCCGTAGCGAATGACCTCCCCCGTCGACAGGCGCTTCTTCTGAAACCAGACGCCTTTCGGAAGGGCGGTCTTACGCTTCACGGGCCCACGCCTTCAGCTCGTCCAGAACGTCCTGGGGGGTTCCGGTGTCGTTGGCCGGGCGCGCGCGGATGATCGGCTCCCCGTCGGGGCCGGGGATGATATCGAAAGTCTCGAGGCCGGCGGCGCGGGCAGCGCGGATGGCATTCGTTGTCGCCGCCGTCCTGAATTTGGCGCGGGCGGTCATCAGGGGCGGGCCTTCAGGTGGTCCCGAACGCGGATCGCGAACGGGGCCGAAAGGCTAGTGAGCGGAACGATATTGATGCTCGACAGGGTATCGGCAGCGCTGCCGCGTTTCTGGCGGTCGAAGTCATCGACGGCCGCCTGAATGCTCGGGTGAGTCGATGCCTCCCACGCGTCAGTGATCAGGCCACACAGTTCCGGCGCGCCCGGCGACTTTTCAGCGACTACCGCCGCAACGTACTCGGCAAGAGGGCCGCTCATCTCATCGGCCATCCGGGAGAAGCGGCTAACCGCGCCAAGCGGGCTAGAAGCCTTCAGGACAAAGAGGGTGCAAAGCTCTTGCAGGCTGAAGCCGCCGACGCCGCCGGCATCCGGGGAGATGTGCTTATGCCTCCGCCAGTCCCTCTGTTGCGTCTGTGAAACGCCGGTAAGGGCCTGGGCTTCGGAGGGTGTGAAGCGATATTCGGTCAACCCGGTGAGTCCTGATCGTGGAAACGAACTAAACAATACCACGCCGCGACGGCGTGTAAAGTCTATTTCATTTTTCACGCCATGGGCGGGCCGCAAAGTGGCCAGCGCCGTCACCCCCTCCCCTCCGCCGGTACGCTCTGGTGAGGCGTCCGGACATATGCCGCGAGGCCGGCTAGCTCGCTCTCGGTCAGCGCGTCGAACCGGGCCGCCATAGCGGCGGCTTCAGGGTGGCGGGGAACCTCGCGATAACCACCGGCTGCGGGGTCGAGCTCCATTTGCCGGGCGTAGAGGTCCAGCTTCCCGGACGGCGAGGCCAGGATGAACAAATCGGCCCAGATCAGATCGGTGATAAAGGCGGCGGGCGCGGTTGTGCTATGTTGGGGATAGGCCATGGTCGATCCTTCCGTGATCGGCTTCGGTTTAGGGCCGTGAGCGAGGTTGCCGCCTTGCTCCGGTCCGCATTTACCGATATTGATAAATCATGGCAGACGCAATAGGCAATATTGGAAAAGGTCGCGGGCGACCGGCTACGGGCGCAACGCCTGTGATGGTGCGCCTGCCGCCCGATCAGCTCGCGAAGGTCGATAGGTGGCGCGAGGCCCAGGACGACAAGCCGACGCGGCCTGAAGCGATCCGGCGGATAGTTTCGGACAGCCTGTCTCGGATCAAATACTGATGCTTCAGAGGCGGTTCAAATCTCTGGTGCCAGTTGACGATTTCATGATCTGGTCTGGTAAGAACCTGCGAAACGCGATTGAGTATTGCTTCCGCGTTATAGAATATCTGATTGCCTCAATCGCAATGGCCACGGCAGCGGCGGCGTCGTCGAATGTGGCAGTCGACGTTCTGTCTATTTTGACGAGTCAGTTATTTGCTGCCTATGTGGGATGGGGTTTTCACACGGCACTCTTCTCTTATCTATTCACGAAGCGGATCGATGAAGGAAAGTACGACGTTCTTCGGCGCGGTGATTTCGCGTGGTATTCGCGTTGGGCTGCTGTTGGCCTCGCTTACATAGGCCCCCAGCTGATCGCCTATTGGTCAGTGCCGGTTTTGGGCCGTGACATCGCTAAATCGTTCGGCCTCAACTGAACGGCCGCTTTGAATACGGTTCGCAGGCCGCAGTTCGCAGAGGTTCGCACCCGGCAAATCACCCAGCCGGATTTTGAATCTCTGTGAGGTCCCCGCCGGCCGGCAGGCGTGCCCCGCAGCCGGTATCTAGACCGGGCCCCTGGGTGGCCTATTCATGTCCTCGCCAGCTTGATCCTGTTGGGGAGAAGCCGCCGGTGAACGCTGCCGATCGATGGCCGCGTCGACCCGCGCGGTGATGTAGTCCTCGATCGAACTGGACTTGACTGCCAAATAGACCAGCACGGTGATGGCAAGGGTGATGATCCACGCAAACATGTTCGCTGTGATCGCGCCGGAAAGCGTGGTCCGGTTGCGGATCATGGCTTTGATCTCGCCCTTCCATGTCTCCAAGCGCGTATCATAGTGGGATTGCTTCCACTGCTCCGACACCTGGGCCTCAAAGTCCTCGAGAACCGCCTCAATCAGTGCTCGAGCCGCACTTTTGTAGACTTCAACTTCGCGTTCTGGTGGGTTGCGAAGCGCACCATTAGTTGAGCTGCCGTTTTTGCACTGATCTCGAATCGAGCGCTTGTAGAGGGCGTATCCAAGGAGGCCTTCTACATCGTCCGGATTCTCGCCGACGAAGTTGTCGAACGCCCTGCTGTAGTCGGCCGGGGGTAGCTTGGCCGGTTTGCGCTGGCCAGGCTTCGAGACAGCAGCCTTGGGCGCGTCGGCAGCCTTGGGCGCACCAGGCGCACCAGGCGGATTGTCTTTATCCACCCTTGCCACGGACAGCGCGCCGATAGATGTCGTGCCGAACCAAGCTTAGTTTCATGCCCTTAACCGCATAGTGACGGGTGGCAACCTGACTTGGTGACAACAGCGGGGGAGATTTTGCCTTCGCGGGCGCGGTGTCTGTGTCGCCAGAAGCGGGATTCTTGGACATCAGCACGTCGGCGGCCTCCACAAGGCGCTCTTTAAAGCGCTTCCCGAGCTTGCGATCAAGGCTAGAAGCGTCAGCATGGGCCACGGTCAACGGACTAACTCCTCTTTGGGTCGGACGGTGACACCGTCCCGGTAAGGGAAGTCTGAAGATTGGGCGCAGGTTCCGTTCATTCCTGGGGCCTCCCTGTGACCGTTCGTCGCCAGATTCTGTCTGTGCCGTCACTGATTCCTTTCGGCCGCCGCCTTAACCTCCGCCATGCCCACGCGGACCTCGCCAGCAAAGCCTGCGATCAGGCCGTCAAACGTCGTCGCCGTGCGCCCCAGATGCGCCTCCCCAAAGACTGACGATCAGGCCCCGGCTTCGCGCTTCTGCAGAAGTATCTCCGAGTCGAGCTCCTCAGCAGCGGTTCGCAGCCAGCGGATGATGCCGTCGATACCGCTGTCGTCCTCGATGCATTGGTTGACCACCTGCCCCATTTCTTTCAGGGCCTGTGCCCGTCCGATCAGTTGGTCTTGGCGGTTGATCTCGGGTGATGGCGTCATGGTCTAGCTCGCCCCTTTCGCGGCCTTCCTCGCCGCCCTCTTCGCAGCCTTCATGATCTCGTTAGCCATCGAGTCCTTGATACTGTCGAGCGCCTTGTCGTGGTTGCCATCCCAGGCCGGCCGCATGAACGCTTGGGGCGGATGATTCAGCGTCCCGAATTCCTGCATGATGGCCTGTGGGTGCCGGCCGGGGCCAATTACCACCGTAACCGCCGCCCGTGACGTGTCGCCGCGGCGGGCGTTGCGTAGAGCCTGGACCGCCTCGCCCTTGGATGCTCCGCCCGACAGGGCCGCTGCGAAGGCCGCTTTGCCCACGTCGTGGCCAAGGTTGGTAGAGGCGTTAATGCTCCGGGCGAGGTGTCCCTTGTCGATTGGCGCCAGCCGCCTCGCTTCCGCGACGATAGGCTCCGCAGCCTTCATCAATGCGCGCCGGGCGATAGCCTTGGAAGTCGCCGGTTTGAACTGCTCCAGGGCTTTTTCCAGATCCTTCAGCCCGTCGATCTTTACGGTTACCGCCCTAGCCATCCTCAGTTGTGCCTTTCGAAAAAGCGGTCGGCGGGATCGGCGTCGTCATCATCCGCCCTTGGGGCCTTTGCCTCATCGACCGGCGTAGCCCCCAGCTTCGACAGGATGGCGCTCAGGGTCTGGATTTGGTTCACCCCAACATCGGCCTGATCCAGCCGGGCGACGATGATGCAGGCCAGCCGCAACAGGGTTCGGTGCGCGCTGTTGAGCCACGGCATTTCCGCGACCAGCTCGCGCCAGGCGTCCTGTTGAGCGGGCGTCATCTGTGAATAGGGCTCGCCGATGGGGCGGCCGGCCGTGCGGGGCCGGGAGGCATAGCGGGCCGGGTTCTTCAGCGCGGCGCCCGATGTGGTCGCCTTGTCCAGCGGCAGGCGGTTACGGCTCAAGGGTCATGCTCTCAATCGTGGCTGTGCGTGAATCATGTCCCCACCGGTCCCGAAGCGGAACGGGCTTCGCGATCTCGGCCACCCCTCCCACCGGCCACCCATCGGGACCGATTGCCGCCGTGTTCTGGCGGTTGTGGTCCTCATAGGCGGGCGGAGGGATGCGGCGGCAGATCGTGCAGCGGAGCGGTCGCCGCCCCTGACTTGAGCCCCGGATGATCTCTCGACCACAGTTGCAAATGTCAGGGGCGGCCATGCTCTTACTCCGGCTTCACGCCGGTGATTTCAGCGAACGCGCCCAGGTGTTCGGCGGCGAAGTCGACCCGCATATGGGCGACGAAGCCGAACTGATTGAACTCGGCGTAACGCTCCTTCAGGACCTCGATCCGCAGGCTGTTACGCAGGCCGATCAGCATATGGTTGAAGTTGCCGACAACCATGCTGGATTCGTTCGTGCCGGCACCACCGTTGACCGGGATGGTCGTGGTCGTCAGTTGCGGGATCGCGGCGATCTTCGCGGGGGCTTGCGCCGGGTCGCCGTTACCGTTCCGCAGGCCAACCAGGGCTCCATCTTCGCGCGGGTGCAGGATGATAGCCGTGGGGTCGCCAGCGTTGGCCGTCAGGATGGCAGTGCGCGCCGCGACCAGCGGACCATACGAGCCGCCGGCGTGGGCCGACAGTTTGGCGTTGACGGCGACTTGACCGATCGAAAGGCCGGTAAGGCCGGTCGGTTGGTCATCGGCACCGGTTCCGAACAGGCCCGCGCGGTCCACCTCCAGGGCCATCGCGGCCGCGATAATCTGCGGCAGCATCTGTTCCATGTTGAGCGAGTCTTCTC